TTAGTCCTTCGAGCATCTTCTTTTTATATTTATTCCTTTTTCAAACACACCTACACCAAGTAAGCCGCCGCCTGAAATTAAAAACATATTAATAATACCAAGAGCGGTTGCTGCATCTGCTGCTCCTTCATAAAGTGAATAGGCAAATAAAATTACAGAGAATATAATTCCAATACCCAATAAAATTGATCCCCATAATCTTTTGGAGGATTTATTACCTCTGGAATCTTGTAAAAAATTATTAGTCATATTCATCACTGATTAACTCAAAATGTGCTAAATCAAAAAATGTCTGATCATTTAAATCGTTATCATTATCCCAATCAGCACCACATCTGATTTTGATATTTAACTGATCCGCAGTTGCTTTGACATAGCCAACAAAATGGTAAAAACGATTTTTATCATCCCGGTCAATCGGCCATGGAACAACATCTGCTGCAAGGGATGGTAAGTGATTATGTTTTCCACCTGATTTGATTTTTGATTTGCCAGAATTAAATACTTTTAGTTGATCTTCATTTGACCTGTGACCCTCAAGAATTGTGCAATCATAATGGTTGATTACTTCATTAAATAATTTCTGTAAATCAACATGACAGTTTGATAATTGCTCTTTTGATTTCTTTCCAAATTGAGGCATTTCTTCATTTATTTAAAATTTATATTATCGCCAATGAGTGCTATGAATCCTGCGGTAATTAAGGTCATAAAACCAAAAACCATCCATCTGATAAAAACTTTAAAAGCGTGCTTTTTTGCCATGCGAAATGATTTGAGTAATTCACGCAAATTTGCTATATCCATATAGGCCAAATCATCATCTAGACCAATTTCTTTAAGAGCAGCTTTAGCACCTTGTTTTGAAGCTTTTGTTAAAAGAGCCTCAAGTTCAATTTCACTCAAGGAGATCTGTTTTGCTTTTTCGTCTTTTTTAAGCATTTAAAATTTTTCTATTGCGTTGATAGTGGATTTGTAGCCTTGATCACTTAACTCATGATTTACTGAATTTATGATCCAGTTTTTGTTTTTTAGATATCTGATATCAGGAATAGTTATTGGCTTTTCAGCGGAGAGATTTGGATTACCAGAAATTGATAATTCTAACTTTGTAATCCCTCTTTCAAATTCTGCTAATTTAGATTTAGCCGCTTCATTAGCTCTTGATTCATCAGTAAAAGTAAATCTGATCTCGTAAGTAGGATCATCACTTCCTGCAAAAACTTGTTTTTCTTCTCCGATGGTAAAATCGTGATATTTAGCAATGACTTTACCAAATTTACCTCGGTCAAGAATATCTAATCGCCAGTTGGTTATTTGATTTTCAAAGATTTCTGTTGTTGGTAATTCCTTGCCACTAATGAATATCCCTTGGCTTTTTTTAGCAAAAACCAATTTACCAGTGATGAATTTGATTAAAGCATCATAATTTTGTGATAAGCTAACCAAAAACGATAAATCACTTTCATTGGTTTGATCGATATGATTAATGTAAATTTGGTTAAAATACTCATCAATTAAGCTCTCGAATTTATGCTCAGTTGCAATTTTAGAAATTATTCCAACTAAGCTATATTCATGCCATGACCTGCTTTTTGGAGATCTGATTTTGTTGCTTAAATTCTTATCATTACCATAGCTTGCTTTGGCAATGATCCTAAGTTTTGAAGGAGGAGATGAAAGGCTAATATTATCAACTATGAAGCTACCCATTAAGGATAGAGATTTTTCATCATAACCCAGATAAATTTTTAGCGTTATGCCTCTTGGCGGAATATCCAAAATATTATCTCTATTATCTAAAAGAATCTCCGCCTTATCAGAAACTAATCCAGTCTCATCACTAATATTTAAAGAAATTAGTCTGGCAGATAAAAGATCAGTGATATCTTTATCATCAGCTTCAATTTTAAATATTGGTTTCATTAATTTCTTTTAAGACCAGAGTTTTACTATTTCAGATTCTTTTTCCCCGCTAATATCAGGTAGAGTAATTTTGATTCCCGCTTCAAATACTGGCTCAACTTCAACAATGTGAGGATTAGCTTCAATTACCTGTTCAACAATTTTGCTAGTTTTACCATAATAATTTTGGCAAATTTGATCCAAAATATCGCCATCTTTCGTAAGATAGATAATACTCATAGGCTACTTACAACATTTTGAACAATACCTTTAACGCCTCTTTTTTGATCCTCACCATATCGCTTCAAGCTAATGGAAAATTCAATTTTCCTTGGAGCTCCATCATTTAAGAAATTGCTCTGATTTTCAGTGATCTTGACAATGCACCATCTACCAAAAGCGAAGCCATTGCCAGAAACAAGAAATAATGGCTTTCCAAGACCTGCCTGCGTTCTCATCAAAGTTATTTGCTTTAATCCTCCTTTAAAATGAGGATAAATAACTCCTTCAAGATCAATGGTTTCAACTCCAAAGCCAGTAAATTGTAAAGTTGGGTTGGCGTTAATTCGGTTAATTTCCTGCCAGCGATATTCGCTTTGCCTTTTGAGAGTTTGATAAGCAGAGCTTTTGATTGCAAAGCGATAAGCACCAAGCAACAGCATCATATCAACTTTGAGCAGATTATTAACTGTTAATTTAGAGCTGATATTTTTAAAGAAATCTAATGCCATAACTTCCTAATCAAAATTTAATGCCTGCTTTCTTACTGCAAATTTATGCATCACCTCATCAATTGCTATTCTAACCTGATTAGCGATTGTTTTTTTATCTGCGTTGGTATGTGCATTAATGATAATTGGAGCAGAAATTGAAATATTAGAATTTGAGCTACTGCCAGCAATATTAGAAACATTACTGGTTTCAATTATTTTGCTAAAATCAGTATCTGTTGACTCTAAGTCTTTGATCGTGTCACCAATTTGACTTTGATTATTTGCCTCATCATCAGAAAATATTCCAGTTACTGATTTGATTCCTTTACCAACAACCCCAGCAACTGTTTTTAGTGGTTTTAATAATTTACTAACCCATTCAAAGGCTTTTTTGACATAGCCAATTACACCGCTAAATAAATTCTTAAAAAACTCTCCAACTGGTTGCCAATTTTTAATCAAAAGTCCTGCTGCAATTGCAATGCCACCAATTATTAATCCAATTGGATTGCTCATTATTGCAATTCCAAGAGCCTTAATTCCAAGAATCACTTTTGGGATAGAAAAGCTCATCAGCGTCATTGCTGTTTTATAAGCAAGTAACGCTCCTTTAGCCGATAGGAATCCTCCTTTTAAAAAGGTAAATGCAAATCCCATGCCAATAGAAGCCACTTTAAAGCTTATCATTCCAGCAACTGCTAAACCAAGATATTTGGTTAAGACTGGAAATTTTTCTGCAAAAATACTTACTTTTCCTGCAACACCCGCTGCAGTTTTAGCAATTGATGCAAATGCCGGTAAAAGAACTGAACCAATAGAAATTCCTACTGATTCAATAGCAGAGGCAAATTCTTTAAATGCTCCTGATGTAGTATTTTTTAGCCTATCAGCCATCTCGAAGGCTGCACCATTAGCATTGTTAATTTTTTGCTCTACCTCATCTAATCTACCAGTTTCTACTGATTTAAATATTGCTAATGCTCCAGCAGTTGATCTAGTACCAAAAATATCTTTGATAATTGATAATTTTTCATCATCAGCAAGATTTTTGGTTGCATGATGCATCTCTTTCAAAATACTAACCATTGATCTCATCTTGCCATTTTCAAAGATTTTAACTCCAAGACCGGATAACCTTTTTTGAGCAAGAAGAGCTTCTTTAGCAACATCAGGCATTTCTTCTGCTGAAATTCCCATTTCATTTCTCATCTGACCCAAAGCTTTAGCTCCAGCTTTTGCAGGAGCGGCTAAACGAAGATAAGTTGATCTAAGCATTGTTCCTGCCATAGTTGCTTGAATACCAGCATCACCTAAAACACCTGCTAAAGTAGCGGTTTCAGATAAAGTGCCACCAACAGCAGCGGCGGCAGGAGCAATGAATTTCATGGTTTGACCAAGCATCTCAACATTAACATTGGTTGATCTGCTTGCTTGAGCCAAAATATCAGCTACCTCGCCAGTTCTTTCTGCCTCCATATTAAAGCCAGTTAGAATATTTGAGGCAATATCTGCTGTTCTACCTAAATCCATATTACCAGCAATTGCTAGATTTAATACAGATGGGGTTGCAGCTAAAATTTGATTGGTATTAAGACCAGCCATACCAAGAAATTGCATGGCCTCACTTGCTTGAGATGCTGTATATTGAGTTGTTCTTCCAAGTTCTCTTGCTTGCTTTGTTAGAGCTTTAAATCCTTTGCTGTCTGCTGCTTCATTGGTAATTGCACCAACTTTTGCCATTGCTAATTCAAAATCTACAGCTGGCTTTACTGCTGAATATAAAACTCCACCAAGAGCAACAGCATCAACCATTTGGGATCGATAATTTGCTCTTTTACCAAGATTTGTATCTTTGGCATTCTGGTTATTTTGTAGAGCTGATTGCCTTCTTTTTAAAACATTAAGATTTTTACTTAATTTTGCTTGTTCGGAATTAAAGTTTTTAATATCAATTCCACCAGAGCGAAGAGCTTTGCCCATCTGCCTAGTTGAGATAGCAGTATCAAGGAACGATTTCTTTGTTTGATCTGCTAATCTCTTTGCCTTTCTAAAATTATTTTGTAACTGCTTTGATGGACTATCAGTCGTTGCAATTTCTTTTGATAAAGCATCTAATTTTTGTCTAGCATCGCGATATGCAATACTAGCTTCTTTAGTAGCTCTTGATGAATTTCTAAAAGCTTCAATTTGATTTGCTCTATCAGTGACTTTTTTGATAGCAGATCCAAGTGAAGATAGTTGCTTATTTGCAGATCCAAAAGCACCTTTGAATGATTTGCCAAGCTCTGCGCCAATTAAAACTGAAACTGATGCATTAGTAGCTGGCATAATTCAATTAAATTTCGTTAGTTTCTTTTTGGATTAAAATTGCTTCATCATAAAATAAGCAGAACTCTTCTTCGGTAAGTTCTAAAATTTCAGAAAGTGGCCAATGAGTAATTTTTGAGAGAATAATAATGGCTCGCCTTATATTCCCTCGGATTTGAAAAAATCCATATATGCCTTTTGTAAATTGGCATAATCAGATTCGTCTAGCTCTTCAATAATATTGGGAGTTACTTCACAAAGATTAGCAAAAAGTCTGATTTCTTTCTCTTCATCAGATGAATTTTTCATTTTGGCTACAATGAGACGATCTTTAACTTTTGATCTTCTCATATTCAAATCAGTGATATTTGCACCATCTGATTCGATTGGATAATTTAATTTGATATTTTGCATATTTGTCATTTTTTAGATTCCTATTGCATCACGAATTTCAAGCATCTTATCAACTCCGCCAATAATTCTGGTCATATTATCAATATCGACTTCGATTAATTGTTCTCCATCAATTTCTAGAGAGTAATATCTGCAAGCAATTGTACAGGCTAAAGTTCCTTTTTCTCCTGCAGCAAATTTACCCATATCCATTTCTGTGTACATGCCACGAAGTTTTATAATAATTGGCGAAGTGGTTTCATCATCTTGCAATGCTCCTCGAAGGGTAATTTGAACAGCATTTCCACTGATGAGGCCAAATTGTTTTAAAACATCTTTATCATATTCAGATAAGGTAAAACTAGCTTCTAGCTTTTCCATTCCCATATCAATTGGAATTGGAGAATCTAATCCACCAGCTCGATATTCTTCCGATTTAATATTTAGCTTTGGTGGATTTACCTCATCACATTTGCCAGCATAACCTCTACCATCAATGAAGAGATTGAAATTTTTTAATATTTTTGGAATCATTTCTTTTTTGTTAAATTTGTTTTTTTAGAATAAATAGCCTATCTTAGATCGGTAAAAAAATTAATTTAGTTATATCGTGATTAGTTATTTTAAGAAATCCTTAATAAGGAAAAGGGACTTTTTGCAAACTTTTTGGAAGTTAGGAATATTAGGAAATGTGATTTGTTCAATTATATTCCTTACCTTAATTGTTCTTTCAGAGGATCATCAAAATTATCTTATTCAACACATAACCGTTGCATTTCTGTTCATTTGGTTAATTTTGTATTTGCCATTTAATTTAATAATTTTCTTACAAATCAAGACACAATCGACATTTCAAAAAACTTTAAAAACATTAAGTGTAGCAGGAATTATTTGCGGAATCCTGATAGGAGTTTTTTGGTTGATTATGGCAGTAATTTGCATAGATGGATGCAAATGAGTTTTAGATCTAAACAATTTCGTTTAAATAATCATCAGTCATTTTTGATCTGAAGGTAATATGCTCTGCTGGATATGGCGGAGTGAAGTCAAAATCAAAACTCACTTTGCCTTGTGCAATTTGATCAGGAGTATTTAATTCAGGATCAGCAAATGCTGTTCCACCAATAATTGCACCAATACTTTTTAAGTGACGCAGATAATTATTAACTCCCTCTAAAACATCCTCGATATAAGTCTTGGTGATATTTCTATCAACAGCCCATAAGTGAGCTTTAAGAAGAGAATCATTAATCATATCTGCAGTTCTTCTTGCTTGAAGAAATGCCCATTTAGGATCAGCAGATAAAGTTCTATTACCCCATAATCTAAAACCGCTTTCTTGAATTATTGTAGCTATGTTATTTTCATTGAGGTAGTTAGCTTTTGAATTTACATCACCTAAAACAAAATCTATTGGCTTGGAAATTCCAACAATGCCATTAATCACTAGATTTGATGGTGACCACCAAAATCCTCTCTCATTATCAGATTTTACAATTAATCCTGCTACTCTGGAAGATGCTGGCTCTTCTACTATTGCACCTAAGCTATCAAGAACTTTTACCCAAGGATAAATTGGATAGACTCTAGCAGAGCCAAAATCACCAACATAATCAATAGCATCTGTATCATTTGTATTTGGTAGATCAGCAATAATAACTGCCCTTAGATTTTCTGCTATTCCAAGAAGTTCTGAAACCACAGGATTGGCATTACCACTTGGCATATCGTGAGTAAATCCTGGTGCTATTAAAATTCTTGGAGTTACGCCAAGTGCACTATTAGCAGCAAGTAAAGCATGAACACCTTTATATTGCCCTGTTGTTCCATCAACTCCACCAACAACATCAGCAGATGTAATATTAGCAGGATCAAGACTTCCTGTCGTTAAATGAGCAGGATTGCTTGGATCGGCAACATTGATGACAACAACCATTGCACCAGCTTGATCAAATATTCCATCCAATGCTTTTGGTATTGTGTAATCTTTATTGGTATCATCATTTGCGCCAAAAATTTCCACTGCTTTAGCTCTTGAACCAAGAATTAAGGTTGGCGTATTTACTGGGCCTTGCGGTGCTGTACCAACAAGTCCTATTACACTTGATTTAACTGTTTGAATAGGACGCGCACCATCATTGATTTCAATAACTTC